CATCTCCGACCTTCGCGACTATGCGAAAGGCGAAGGCTGGACCGACGAGGAACTGGACAACGCAAAGGACAGTCGAGCCGTACTCGCCCTCTACAAGGCGATGCAGTTCGACAGGCTTGCCAAGACCCAGATGCCCCGCCCGGTCGCAGGTCGTGGTCCACGTTCGGCTTCTCCTGGTGCAGGATCAGCCACGCCCGGTCGTCCCGCCGAAGTCACCCGCTTGAAACAGCGTCTCGCCCAAACCGGCAGCGTCGATGACGCCGCCAATATCTTCCTGCAACAGGGGGTCTTCGAATAAGGCCCCGGAGCGAGAAATGGCAGTCGTTACCAACACAATCACGCGCTACGACTACACCAAGTCGGTACGTGAGGATCTTTCCGACATCATCTACAACATCAGTCCGGTAGACGTTCCTTTCCAGAGCAACATCGGACGCGACAAGGCTGCACAGACCTTCACGGAATGGCAGACTGACACTCTTGCTGCGGCGGTCACGACCAACGCGCAGCTCGAAGGCGACGATATCGTCACCACGGCAGACACCCGTGCGGCGACCAATCGCGTCGGCAACTACACCCAGATCAGCCGCAAGATCGTGGCCGTGACGGGAACCCTCGAAGCCTCCAACAAGGCCGGTATGAGGTCTGCCAAGGCCTACAACCTCGCCAAGGCCGCCAATGAACTGAAGCGTGACCTTGAAAGCACGCTGACTGGCCTGCAGGCGGCAGTGGTCGGCAACAACACCGTGGCTCGCCAGACGGCAGGTCTCGGGGCGTGGATCATCACCAACTACATCAACGGCAACGGCACCGCTGGTGGAGCGCCCGTGATGTCTTCGTCTTCGGACGGCTATCCGTCTACTGCTGCGGTGGCCACGACTGCACGCACGGCGACGGAAACCGTGCTGAAGTCTGCGATCCAGAAGGTGTGGACGCAGGGTGGCTCGCCCGACTTCGCCATGTGCGGGCCGTTCAACAAGACGGTCATCTCCGGCTTCACCGGCATCGCCACGCGCTTCCGTGACGTTCCAGCCGGTCGGCAGGCCCAGATCATCGGCGCTGCGGACGTGTACGTCAGCGACTTCGGTACGATCTCGATCGTTCCAAACCGCTTCCAGCCCGAGACCGACATCTACCTGGTGGACAAGAGCATGGCGGGGGTCAGTTACCTTCGGCCGTTCCAGAGCATTCCGATGGCCAAGACCGGCGATGCCGACAAGACGATGCTGATCGTCGAGTACGCATTGAAGGTCCGCAACCAGCGGGCGTTCGCCAATATCGCCGACTGCACGACCGCATAAGTTGTGTTGTTGTAGATTAACTATCGTGTTGGTGGTAGGGTAGAACCCCTGCCACCACTCTCCTCGGAGACAAGAAATGACCGGAAGACCTGCCCCATTAATTGACCGATTCATGGATAAGGTAAGTCCAGAACCCAACAGCGGTTGTTGGTTATGGATGGGTCATCTCACTGTCGACGGATATGGAATGATCTGGGATGGAAAGCGAGCGGAGCGTACACATCGCGTTTCCTACAAACTCCATTGCGGAAAAATTCCAAAAGGAAAGATTGTTCGCCATCGTTGTGATGTGCCGTCTTGTGTGAATCCGGCGCATCTTGAAGTCGGAACACAAATGCAGAATATTGCTGATCGCGAGGCTCGTAAGAGAACCGCAGTTGGCGCTATGTGTTCAAAGACTAAACTTACTCCCGAACAGGTGCGTGAGATTCGCGCCAGCGGTGAGAATAAATTGATCTTAATGGCGCGATTTGGCGTAAGCGAAGCAACCATTCGCCACACGCGGTCGCGGCGTTATTGGAAGCACATTGCCTAACTGTGTCCCAACTTCCCGGTGGGGGAGCCGCTTTCTCCCTCCTCCACCGGGCTTTTTCGAAGGTCAATGAAACAATATCTCGACCACGACCCTGAAAGCGGCATTTCTCATTGGGTTGATACCGACGAGGAAACCGGCATCACGACCTATGGCGCCGACCAGGAAGTGGCGCCGATCCTCGACATGAATCAGGCCGAGTACAACGGCGACCATGGACGGTGGGGCGAGTTCACCAAGGTCGCTTCCATCCCAATGGTGTTCTTCGCCGATCTCGTGATGTCCGGGGTAGTCGCACCGGACGGCAGCACGCTGGATGACGGGGAGTTACGCAAGCGGCTGAAAACCGTCCTGAACGACATCGACTATCGCAAGTTACGCACACGCCCTGGGAGCATCTGAATGAAACTAGCAGTCGTCAGCCCGGCACGGGACATCGTTGATACCGGCTTCGCCTTCGACATGGCGAACATGATCGGCTACACCTGCGCCCATCGTCCCGACATAGAACTGGCCTCCTACGTCAGCAAGGGCACGATGATCTTCAACCAGCGTATCGATCTCGTGCGTGAGGCGATGTCGGAGGGCTGCGCTCACATACTGTGGCTCGACACGGACATGCGTTTCCCCAAGGACACATTGATCCGTCTTCTGTCCCACCAGAAGGACATCGTCTGCGCGAACTATGTCACCAGACAGGTTCCGCCTGAACCGGTGTCATTCCAGCTTACCGACGACGGCAAACTCTGGCGGCGCGTCCCGACGCTTGCGGCTTCCACAGGGCTTGAGAAGGTCACGGGTGCGCCGATGGGCTGTATGCTGACCTCGGCGGCAGTGTTCAAGAAGCTCGACAAGCCCGACGTGCCGATGTTCTGGTTCCAGTATTCGGTCAAGAACCACACCACCCTGGGCGAGGACATCTATTTCTGCATCAACGCCGGACGCTATGGCTTCGACATCTTCATCGACCATGACCTTTCCAAGCAAGTCCGCCATGTCGGCATCTTCGAGTTCGGCCATGAGCATGTTGACGATGCCCAGGCACTTTCCATGCGCGCCGAGGTCGATGCAGCGGTCGTAACCGATCTTCATAAGGTGCCGGAGGCCAAGCCGGTGATCCCGTTTGCCAAGACACCGAGTATTGTCGGCGCCGAGGGCATCCACAAGGACATGATCGCGGAGGCCCTCCATGGCCCGCAGGCAGCAGACTGATGGCCCTTGATGGCACCTATACCGGCCTGAAGGCTTCGGTGGCAGACTGGCTTAACCGTCAGGATCTGACTAGCCAGATTCCCGATTTCATCACCATCGGAGAAGCGCAGATCAACCGCACCCTGCGCGTCCTGCAGATGGAAGTGTTCTCGGACGGCACTTCCAGCGCCGATCTCGTGGCAGTGCCTTCCGACTGGCTGGAAACGCGCACGCTCAGGCTGGAAGACCCGACGGCGGGGATGCAGATCCTAGAATATGTCGGCGAGGAAGAGTTCGACCAGTTGGAAGCGAGCGGCCTCACCAACACGACCCGATACTATACCATTCTGAACGGTGCCTTCCAGGTTCTTCCGGTGCCAACGGGAGACGTGTCCTACGACATCCGCTACTACGCCAAGATTCCCGCGCTCTCCAACAGCAACACGTCCAACTGGCTGCTGCTGAAGTCGCCCGATCTCTACCTCTATTCTGCTCTCGCGGCATCGGCGCCCTTCCTGAAGGACGACGAGCGCATTGCGGTGTGGGCGGGAGCGGCCAACAAGATCACTGAGGACATGAAACTGGAAAGCGAGCGGGCCAAGCGGCCAACGACCCGTATCCGTACCCGCATGGCCACTTTCGGATAGAGGATCATCATGGCTGTTACGTATTCATCGACACTCAAGGACAATCGTATGCAGCTTGTCCTTGACCTGATCGGCAGCAAGGTCGCCGCCGCATCGACTGGAGCCTTTTCGGCCGGCACTATCGTTATCGGCACCAGCACCCTCTCGGGATCTACGGGTGTGATTGCCACAGGGGTCTTGAGTTCGACACCGTTCTCGCTCAGCGCCGGCGTCATTACCATGCTGGCAGTGCCGATCACCACCACGGCCATCCTGACCGCCACCGCATCGAAGGCCGAACTCAGGAACAACGCGGGCACGGCCATTGTCACCGGGCTCACGGTAGCGACAACCGGAGCAGATGTGATCATTGCCAACGTCAACGTGACGAACGGACAGACGGTCTCGATCAACTCCGGCACGATCACTCATTCGTAAGGTCAATGAGTGCTCTGCCTGCCATTCAGTGGGGCCTGATCGCCGGTATTAAGGACCATGGTGGCGGATGCAGGGTCGTGTTCACCGATGACCCGATGTCTATCCCGGCCAATACGATGTTCGGCAAAGGCGAACGCTACTTTGTGAGCAACGCCGGATGGCAGCCGATGACCGACATCTGGAACCACAAGGAATGGATCATCTGGAAAGGCGAGCAGGCAGTGCTCGACGCCGATCCCGAGCGTCAGCCCTGTGGCTCCTGTCGGGCCTGTTGCATCACGCCCTTTGTGGCCGATGAGGGCGACGGATTCACCAAGCCCAGCCATAAGCCCTGCCACAACCTCTGCAATGCCGGCTGCTCGATCAACGCCAGCAAACCAGCCGTGTGTGGCAGGTTTGAATGCATGTGGCTGCAGAGCCAGAGCGGTAACCGGCCAATGAGTCCGGAGTTACGCCCTGATCGTTGCGGTGTGATGCTGACGCACGAGGAGGACACGACCAAGATTCATATTGATCGGAGTTATTCCAAGTCGGCAGCGATGCAGGCGTTCGTCGCGGCCCGTGAGAGCGAAGGCGAGCGGTTCGATACGGTTACGCACTACTTCGGCGAGAGCCGCTGATGGCTACCATCGTCTTCCTGTTAGCCGCAACAAGTTCACCGTGGACAGTACCGGCCGATTTTCCAGTGCCTGCGACTGGCCATACAGTTGAAGGTGTAGGTCACGGTGGCGCCGGGGCAATAGGAACCACGGGATCAGGGCCGAATGGCGGCGGCGGTGGTGCGGGTGGTGCCTATCGGCTGATGACCTATTCGTCAGGCACGCTGACGCCCAGCACGACGACGGTTGCGTTCCGTGTGGGGGCGGGGGGTAGTGGCTCGACTATCAGCAATCAATGGGGAAGCAGCAGCGCCAATTCGGGAGCATTTTATGCGATTCCCGGATCAGCGGCGGCAGATGCTTCAGGTGTCAACGGCGGCGCTAATTTCGTCGTCAGCGATCTTGGATCGCCAACCGTTGTCTATACCCAGACGACCGCGCGCAACGGCGGCAGCGGCGCTTCGAGCGGCAAGTCATTGGGCGGGGCAGGCGGCGGGGGTGCTGCGGGCACGACCGGGATCGGCGGCTCGCCGAGTAATCCTGCGACGACAGCCGGTGGCAGCGGTGGCACGGCCGATGGTGGCTCACCGGCTGGTGGCGGTGGCGGCACGGGCGATGTCACACCAACGACCGGCACGAGCGGTACGGCCGCTACGCTATGGACGGCTACAGCGGGCGGAGCGACAGCCGGTGCCAGTTCGGGCGGCGGCGGTTCGGGCACCAACACCAATACCGGCGTAACGCTCTCGACGGCGGGGGACGGTGCAGTCTACGGCGGAGGGGGTGGTGGCCGAGGCGGTGCCCGTGGTTCCTATAACGCTTCCTCGCATACCGGCACGGGTGGCGCTGGGCTAATCGTCATCACTTACACGGCGAATACTGGTCTTGCCGTCACACTGGCAACCACGGAAGCGGCCGATACCGCCGCAATCGCCATCACTGCCAAGACCGGGGCAACACTGGCCGCCACGGAAACAGCGGACACGGGCGCATTCGTCGTCAATGTCGCAGTTGCACTGGCAGCGACGGAAGCGGCCGATACGGCAGCGATTGCGATCACTGCCCAGACGGGCACGACCCTGGCGGCGACAGAGGCCGCTGACACGGCCTCCATCGCCATCACATCTAAAACGGGCGTCAGCCTTGCGGCCACGGAAGCAGGCGATACAGCGGCATTCACAGCCTCTCTTACCACGTCTACCGCCGTTACTCTGGCTGCTACCGAGGCCGCCGATACTGCAGCTCTTGCCATTACCGCCCAGACGGGCGTGACACTTATCACCACCGAGGCAGCAGACACAGGCGCTTTCGCCATCACGGCCAAGACAGGTGTAACGCTTGCAGCGACCGAAGCTGCGGATACGGCAGCCATCGCCATCGCGGCCCAAACCGGAGTAACGCTGGCTGCTACAGAGGCAGCGGACACGGCGCATCTCACCGCAGGCGCTCCCGCAGCCGTCGTCAATCTGGCAACCACGGAAGCCGCCGATACGGCCGCCCTGACCGCCTCGATCCAGACCGGAGTGAATCTGGCAGCAACTGAGGCAGCAGACACGGCAAGTCTCGCGGTTTCAGCCAAGACGAACGTTTCTCTGGCGGCGAGCGAGTCGGCAGACCTTGCATCCTTCGGCATCGTGGCGGCCACTCCCATCGTCTTTGCAGCCACCGAGGCGCCCGATACTGCGCTGTTCAATGTAGGTAGCGTCGGTACTATCAACGTCACAATGGCAGCCCGCGAGGCGGCAGATGGTGCGCGCTTTGATCTAAGCTATTGGCAGACTCATCCGGTAACGCCGGACATCTGGACGCCTGAGCCGGTCAACAGCGATTCATGGACCCCGAGAGTAGCCCAATGACCGGCATCCCCATTTCCAGACTGGACCTCGTTCCCGTCATCAACGGCGACGAGAAATTTCCCGTTGTCCAGAACGGCGTCACCAGTTCGGCCAATCCCGCGCTGCTGGCGTCCTATCTCGGTGGCCTTCAGGTCGGCTATACGGCCTACACGACCAACCACAGCATGACGGCAGCCCAGACCACAGGGACATTCAGCAATGCTGGAGCGGCAGGGCCAGTCATCCTGACGTTGCCTACGCCTGCCATCGTCCAACTCACTTACACCTTCATCGTGGCAGCCAACCAGTTGCTGGAAATAGACGTGGATGGCTCGGACATCATCACTCTGGGGGAGATAGCCTCCAGCGCGGGTGGCTTCGTATCGTCCGACTCGCCCTATTCGGTCATTACCGTGAAGGCTATTTCGACAACCCTTTGGGTAGCCACTTTCTTGCTCGGTTCATGGACGCCCGGATGACCACCTGGACCCCCGAACCGATCAACCTGCTGGAAATCCCGTTGCTGACGGAATCGCTGCTGGAAATACTGACCGAATCGGGGGTCATCATCCTCGTGACCGACCGGGGAGACCTGTGGAACGAGGAACCCCTACCGACCGACACATGGAGACGCCGCCTTGGCTGAACCTTTCTTTATCGCCCGCAGCCACTTAGGGGTGTATAAATCCTCTGCCATGCTGAAGGCATGGACATCGAACACGTCCACCGAGGCGAAGGCGCAGGGGGCGAAGTTCGGCAGGGTCTCGACCAATCCCGCCACTGGCGAAGTCGTCTTTGAAGCATGGACCGAGGAAAACCCCGCTGATCCTGGTGAGCCGCGCTGGACGCCTGAGGAGTGATCGATGCCTAATAGCTTTACCACTTGGCTGAACCTTGAGAAGCCTGAAGTCGGAGCTGATGCGAACCTCTGGGGCGGTCATCTGAACTCTGATTTGGACATCATCGATTCGGTTTTCACCGGAACAACAACGCGGCCGATTTCCTCGCAAATCCTGTCCAGCACCAAGTATCTCGACGTAACGACGACCAGCAAGGCCATGATGCTGGCCATGAGCAGCATCAGCGCGGGCGCCACCCGCACGCTGACGGTGCAGGACGCGGATGGCACGGTTGCCCTGATCGCAGACGTGGCCGCATCGACAACCGGTTTCACGTCAATGATTGCCGCCTCCACGGTCGGCATGGTCGATACGACCTCCGTTCAGACTCTCACCAACAAGACACTCACGGCCCCGCTTCTCACAGGCATTCTCGCGGCCTCTACTGGCGTGACGACGACGGCGGCGAGCAACAATACGACACTGGCGACGACGGCTTATGCCGACCGGGTGGGTATTCAGCAGATTCAGACCACGATCACGGGCGCGGTGAGCACCGGATCGACGCTGATCCCCTACGATAACACTATTCCCCAGAGTACCGAGGGCGACCAATATATGTCGCTTTCCATCACGCCCAAGAGCGCCACCAGCAAGCTCGTCATAAATGTCGTGGCTTCCTGTTCCAGCAATCAGGCAGATAACATCATCATGGCGCTGTTTCAGGACAGTGGAACTGATGCATTGGCGGC